GCCGCCAAAGCTGCGGCCACCGCTGGTTACTCCTCGCCTAAACAACGGGGCTACGAGCTTAAAAACAAGTTCGCAGGAGAGATTGAGCAGCGTCAGAAGCGTATGTTGCAGGATTGCGTACCCGGCGCTATAGCACAGCTGCAAAGCCTAGCGCAGAGCGCTGAGAGCGAGTCTGTGCGGCTGGGTGCTGTAAAAGATGTGCTGGACAGGGCTGGGCTGAAGCCAACCGAAAAGATTCAACAGGAGATATCCCACGTAGAGCAAGCCTCCACCGACGAGCTACGAAGGGAGCTAGAGGCTCTAATGGGTACATCCGACCCTAGTGTGGTGCCGGATCTGGTGAACTAATGCCTATCAAAAGATGCACACTACCTTCTGGAAAGAAGGGTTACAAATGGGGATCAAAGGGAAAATGCTATGCAAATAGAGCCGGCGCTGAGCGTCAAGCAGCCGCCATTGGCCACGAGAAGCGAACTAGAAAAAGCGGTAGAGGTCGCTAGGGAGCTACGCCAGAGAGAGCGCTACAACAAGCTCGATTTCTACGACCCCTATCCGTATCAACAAAGATTTCACGACACAGGTATAGATGCCAATCAGCGATTGCTGATGGCAGCCAATAGAATAGGAAAGTCCTACTGCGGCGCAGCAGAGATGTCCTACCACATAACCGGGTTGTACCCGGAGTGGTGGAACGGGCGTAGATACAGACAGCCTATAGTTGCGTGGGCAGGAGGGGTTTCCAATGAAACTACACGAGATATCGTGCAGCATGAGTTATTGGGTTCCCCCGATGACCCGGATGCTTTTGGTTCCGGTGCAATACCGAAAAATCTAATAATAAAAACTGAACGCAAACCCGGGGTTCCTAACGCCAAATCGGTCGCCCTAATCAGGCACGTTAGCGGGGGCAACTCATCTTTATTCTTCAAAGCCTATGAGATGGGTGTGGAGAAGTGGCAGGGTCGCAGTGTGGATTGCGTGTGGCTGGACGAAGAGCCCAGCCGTGACATCTACTCTCAGGCTGTTACCAGAACGCTCGACCGTAGAGGCATGGTCTACATGACGTTTACCCCTGAGCGGGGCATGACAGAGACCGTGGCCTCGTTTATCAACAGGATAAAGCCGGGCCAAGCCCTGGTCAACGCCACCTGGGATGACGCCTCACAGGCTGTGATGTCGCGTGGGGGCCAGCGTGGCCATCTGCATGAGTCCATTATGGAGCAGATCCTGAGCAGCTACAGCCCGCACGAGCGGGAGATGCGGCGCTATGGGCGCCCCTCCATTGGCAGTGGTCTGGTTTTCCCCGTGATGGAGGAGAAACTGATCACCGACCCTGTTGAGCTAAAGGAACATTGGCCCCGTATCTGCGGTATCGACTTTGGTTTTGACCACCCCACCGCGTGCGTGTGGATGGCCCATGACACAGAGGAGGATGTGGTGTACGTGTACGACTGTTACAGACAGGCAAAAGCGTCACCAGCGGTTCACGCAACCTCTATAAAGACGCGACCGCACTTCATCCCCATAGCGTGGCCGCATGACGGCAACAGGCGCGACAGTATGGGCAACCCGGGGTTGGCTGATCAATACAGGCAGCACGGGTGTAACTTTCTTCCGTTTCACTTTGAAAACCCACCTGCGTTGGGCGAGAAGAAAGGTGGCAACTCTATTGAGGAGGGTATCATGGCGTTGCTGCAAAGGATGGAATCCGACAGGTTTAAGGTGTTCGCAACGCTGGGAGACTGGTGGGAGGAGTTCAGGATGTACCACCGCAAAGAGGGAAAAATCGTCCCCATCCGTGATGACCTCATGGCAGCCACTCGGTACGGCGCCATGTCGTTGCGGTTTGCCGTGTCCGGGTCTGACCCGGCATGGACTAAGGATGTGGAATACAGAAATTATGGAATCATTTAATGGCTGAAAAACTAACTGAAGAAGAACTGGTAACAAGGATACGGGGAGAAATCACCGATTCCCTTGGGTATATGGGTGACACCATATCTCAGCAGCGGGAAAAGGCTATGTCGTACTACTATGGCCAACCCTTTGGAAACGAGGTGGAGGGCCGCAGCCAGTTCGTAGACTCCACGGTACAAGATACGATTGAATGGATCAAGCCGTCGCTTATGCGGGTGTTTGCATCGGGGGACCAAATGGTAAAGTTCAGCCCTCACGGTCCAGAGGACGTAAAGATGGCAGAACAGGCTACAGATTACGTCAACTACGTTTTTACCAAAGACAATCCGGGCTGGGAGATCTTGTATTCTTGGTTCACAGATGCGCTCCTATCAAAGAACGGCATTGTCAAAGTGTGGTGGGACGAGTACGAGGAGTGGAACAGGGAGGAGTATCGCGGGCTAAACGAGATGGAGTTCGAGGCTCTGCTGTCCGACCCCAGCGTGGAGGTTCTGGAACACAGCGAGTACGAGGATGTGCAGTATGCTGCCGAGCAGGTAGAGCAAGCCCCCATGGGTGGTGTTGACGAGCAAATGCAGGTGGCTGGAACCATGTTGCATGATGTTGTCATCCAACGGAAGGATTACGGCGGAAAAGTAAAGATAGAGAATGTGCCCCCGTCCGAGTTCCTTATCTCCCGAGAATCAAAGAGCATACAGGACGCTAGGTTTGTTTGTCATCGGGTGATGAAAACTCTGTCCGAGCTGCGCGAGATGTACCCCGACAAAGATCTGGAGGTCGAGGATCTCAGGGGTGCCGACCAGGACATGGCCGACTTTTCCACCGAGCGTCTTGAGCGATTTTCGTTTGATAAGTCTGCTGAGTATTGGGATGGATGGGGGGACGACACATACGGAGAGGATGGGCTGCGTACTTATTGGCTGCATGAGAGCTTTCTACGCACAGATTATGACGGGGATGGAATCACAGAGCTGCGTAAAGTTTGCACTGTTGGTGACACCGTGTTGCAGAATGATGAGATAGACTCGATCCCGTTTGTATCTATTACCCCGATAAAGATTCCCCACAAGTTCTTTGGCCTGTCCATAGCGGATCTGGTGATGGATTTGCAGTTGATGAAATCCACCCTGATGCGAAACCTGATGGACAATATGTACAACCAGAACTTTGGTCGATACGCTGTGCTGGAGGGTCAGGCAAACCTGGACGACTTGCTAACGCAGCGCCCGGGCGGAGTGGTCAGAGTAAAATCACCCAATGCAGTAATGCCCCTTTCCACCCCAGCCCTTGAACCTTACTCGTTCCAGATGCTTGAATATCTAGACGGGGTAAGGGAATCTAGAGCCGGGGTCAGCCGTATGTCACAGGGCATGAACGAAAACGCCCTAACCAGCCACACCACGGCAACCGCTGTTAATGCTGTTATGTCTGCGGCTCAGAGCAGGGTAGAACTTGTGGCTCGAAACTTTGCAGAGACTGGCGTCAAGGACTTGATGATAACCATATATGAGCTATTGCACAAAAACCAAGACAAGAAAAGAGTTGTTATGCTGCGTAATGAGTGGGTTCCGGTACGTCCTGATGTATGGCGCGATAAGTATGATTGCACTGTGTCTGTGGCTCTAGGCAGCGGCAATAAAGACCAGCAGATGATGCACCTCAGCCAGATGCTACAGTTTGCTGGAGAGGCAATGAAAGGCGGTCTGCCGATCGTTAACGCGCAGAATATGTACAACCTTGGCGCTACGCTTATAAAAGCAATGGGGTTTCAGAATGTTGACGATTACCTGACCAACCCCTCGATGATGGGGCCACAACAGCCTAAACCCCCGAGCCCGGAACAACAGATAGAGCAGCAGGAGCTGCAACTGAAACAGAAAGAGCTGGAGATAAAAGCGGCAGACGTGCAAGTCAAAGCCCAGAAGATCCAGCAGGAATATCAAAAGGACGCGGTTGACGCGCAGCTTAAAGTTGCAGAACTAAAGCTGGAGCGTGAACAGAAACGCGCCGTAGCAATAGGAGCGACATGAGCGACGAGTTAAGGGAAGCGAAAGCTAGAGCTCTACTGAATGACCCGATATTTAACGAGGCATTCGACACACTAAAAAAAGATTTAATGAGCCGTTGGGATCATAGCGGCTCGAATGAATTGGAGGCCAGAGAGTCTATCTGGCTTGCAATGAGGCTGCTTGACAAGATTCAATTACATATACAGTCTATTATAGAAACTGGACACATGAATAAAGTCTTGGAAAAGCAACACCCATTCATTTAAGGAGAATAAAACATGGCGGATACGCAAGATGCCCCGCAGCAGCAGCAGCAGCAACCGGCTGGATTACAGCCAATACCAGCGCTAGGTGGAAGTATAGACGAGGCGCAAGAAGCGCTTCTAAGTTTACTGGACCCTCAAGACGAGGAAAAGCCGAAAACTGAGGAGCCACAACCTACCGAAGAAGAAGAGTCTACCGAGGAAACTCAAGACGAATCATTGGAAGAGGAGCAGCCCGATGAGGAAGAAGAAGAGGGCGAAGAGTTTGATGAGGATGCGGAAACCGACGAGGAAGAGGAAACTGAAGAGTCCGACGAGGTCACACTTTATACTGTAAAGGTAAACGGTGAGGACACAGAGGTATCTGAAGACGAACTGATCCGCGGTTATTCCCGACACTCAGACTATACCAAAAAGACGCAAGAGTTAGCGGAGGAGCGCAGAACTATTGAGGCCGCTCAGGCTCAATACCACTCTGATCTTTCATCTCTGCAGCAGGAGCGTCAGCAGTACGCAGAAGCACTATCCCAAGTAATTCAGAGTTCCATGGCTGGTATGGAGCAGTACAGTGATATAGATTGGGCAACTCTCAAGACTGAAGACCCGATCGAATACATCACCAAACGCGACGAGTATCGAGAGATGCAGGAGCGTGTACGAGAAAACCAGCACCGAGCCCAGCAGGTTCAGCAGCAGCAAGAGTCTGAAATGCAAGAGGTGAAAAAGCGTGTGTTGCGAGAGGAGCATGGAAAACTGGTGTCAGCTGTTCCCGAGTGGGGAGAGCCGACCACCCAGAAGAAACTTGCTACCGACATCAGAGCATACGCGATTAACCAAGGGTACACGCCAGAGGAGATCGGGGGTCTTGTTGACCACAGGTCTCTTATTGTTCTTATGAAAGCTCAGAAGTATGATGCGCTACAAAAGGCTGATGTTAAAGCTAAAAAGGTAAAGAACAAGCCAAAGGTTGTGAGGGCTGGTACGGGAACAAGAAAAGCACAAGAGGGAAAGTCTCAGCGTAAAGCCCAAATGAAACGTCTTCGGGGTACAGGACATCTTGATGATGCTACTGCACTTCTTGAGGATTTTATAGACATTTAACTAAGGAGGGAAAACGCTATGGGCGTTCCTACAAATACTAGGGAAACCTATGGTGCTATAGGCATCAGGGAAGACCTAAGTAATATTATATATAATATCAGCCCTATGGACACACCGTTTCTGAACGGTTGTGGTCGTGGAACCGCTGATAACACTCTGTTTGAGTGGCAGACAGATTCGTTAAAGACAGCCGCCAGTAACATGCAGATTGAGGGTAACGACTATACTTCAACTGCTGAGTCTGAGCCAGTCCGCCTAACTAACTACACCCAAATTTCGGCCACACAGGTCCAAAGTTCAGGAACTGCGGAAGCGGTCGATTTTGCGGGCAGAAAATCCACGCAAGCCTATCAGCTAGCGAAGCGCGCAAAAGAGATGAAGCGCGATATGGAATATATGCTGCTTGAGGGTACGGTAAAGTCTGCGGGTTCTTCTGGCGTTGCTAGAAACACCGCTTGTTTTTCAAGTTGGATTGGTACGACCGCAGTTGGAACGTCAAATGTTGTTGCCGCCTCTACTGGCGGTGGTTTGACTAACAATGGTAGTAGCTCTCCTGTTGTCGGTCCAGATGGTACTACAGAGGCAGGTACGGGTGGTGCTGATACGACAACCACTATTGCTTTGATCAACAATGTTGCTGAACGCATATGGAAATTGGGTGGAACCCCCGATACTATTTTGTGTGATAGCACAGTAAAGGGCACCATCAGTAGCTCTTCGGTTGGTGGCGCTGTGGTTGCCGCACCCAGAAAGGATATTGGTTCTAAAGACAATATCACTGCCGTAAATGCTGTTGATGTTCTTGTTACGGACTTTGGCACGTTTAAGGTTGTGCCTGATAGGTTTATTCCGACAACCCAGGTTGACTTTGTAGACTTTGATCTTTGGTCGGTTGACTATCTACGTCCTTTCCGTACAGAAACTCTTGCCAAATCTGGCGACAGTGTAAAACAGCTTTTGATTGCTGAGTACGGTTTGCGAGCTAAGAATGGCAACGGAAGTGGCCAGTTGAAGAGCGCAATCTAAATAGTCTTGGTTTAGCCCCCTTCGGGGGGCTTTGCCTCAAAGGAGAAATAAGATGGCACATATTGGACAACCGCCCAGTAAGGGAACTGCAACAGCTATCGGCCCTGACATGAATCCTCCGCCTTACGCAGAGGGAGAACCTAAACTTAAAAAGTATGGGCCTGGGGTAGACGGTGCTATAGGGCATACAGATCATAATGGTTCTATAGATAACGTCATAAGTACGCAGGTTTCAAAGGTAGGAAAGGTTTATGGCTGGTAAAAAAAGCAAGTCTGTAAAACCGAAGTCAGTAAAACAGCAGAAGCCTATGACTTTTCAGGAAAAACTTTCTGATACAAAATCACGCATGGAAAAAATCGTAAGCGGGAATGATCAGGGGTATCATTTAAGATGACTGAAAAAGTTAGAGAGCAGAATATGCTGCATACTACTTTCCATTCGAGCGCGGATGAGGAAGAGTTTACTGTAAATACATATCAGGATGTAGAGCCAGTTCTGGAGGAGAATAAGAAATCATATAATAATTATGGCGACTTACTTACTCCTGGGAAATCTGGCGAAGGCGTAAGGGTAGCCTCTATACCGTTGAATATATGGACTCAATGGATGAAGGAAACTAATGGGGCAATAGAGAAAGATCATAAACTTATGAAGAAGTATCTAAACGATCCAGATAACAAATATTTTAGAACTACACCAACGAGGGTTTAACTATGTGGTTATACGCATTCGGCGTCGCAGGACGTGCACAAACTGACACAGCAAACGGATATAGAGTCTTAAACCAAAAAATATTCTATTCAGCCCGTAACGTCTAATGGCTATCGGGACGTATGCGGAGTTAAAGACCGCCGTAGCAAACTGGTTAGATAGGGACGACCTGACAGACAGGATACCAGAGTTCATTGCTCTGGCGGAGGCCCGTATGAACAGGGTTCTACGTCTGCGGATGATGGAATCCAAGTACACGGCATCTACCGTAGCCTCTCAGAGGAACTATGCGCTTCCTACTGGTTATATACAGATGCGTAACTTTCAGATCAACA